TCAGCCGTTCGGCCGCGCGTGGAAATGCGATCGTCAAGCGTGGAGCAAATACAGCAAGCCAACCGTCTCAGGCGCACCCGGTGGAGACTGGTTCCACATCGAGATCACACCACAAGCGGCAGACTCCCCAATCTTCGTCAAAGCCGCATTCTTAAAGGCGTTCGGGGAAATCCACCCTTACTAGGCAAGTGTTGGCTAAGGTCGGATTACCGACGAAAGGCCATTCTATGACCGATCCACAAATCTTCGACTATCTGGTGCTCAAGACAGTTCTTGACAACGGCCAAGAAGTACTTGTGCAGATCTTTATGAACGGCGGATCCGAGGCGCAATACCTAGCCGGCCGTATGTCCTTCAGGACAGCCACGGGCGACTCATGGAGCCCACCCTACGAATTGGAGAAACAATGATTACAGCCCCACAAATCATCATCAGCGTCATCGGTAGCCTATGGGCGCTAACGGCGTTCCTAGGCGTTGCTAGGAGCCTCCCAGAGCCTTCTGAGATGCCACCCGTGGAAGTCGTCGTGCCGGCATCAGTCCCCATTACGACCACCACAATTACGACGATCGCCACGTGTGACGACGCGCTTCAACTGGCCCTCAATCTTGGCTTCCCAGCCGACCAGTTGGCCACGCTTGACTTGGTCATGCAGCGCGAATCCCGATGCCTCCCACACGCGCACAACATCGACGATCCGATGTCAGGTTCTTACGGCCTCACTCAGATTAACGGCTTCTGGTGCCTACCTAATTCTCAATGGCCGATCGGCTGGCTTCAAGAAAAAGGCATCTTGGACGAATGCTCCGACCTATTCAACGCCACGATTGCACTCCGTGCCACCCATGCCATATACCTAAACTCAGGCTGGAATCCTTGGAGGACTGCAAAGTGAACGAAGCGCCCTATCCCGATAACGGCATAAGCGAAGAAATGCGAAAACAACTATTCGCATTCATTGACGAAATTATTACACCAAATCCACACGCTGATCTCATTCGACGTCTACGCGCAATCCGTAACGGAATGACATTGGAAGATCCGATGCCGCTCTACGACGTCACCACACTCGACAAAGCAATTCAAGCATTGGAGGCGCACTCATGACCGACCTATTCCATCCTTCGCTCCCATACAACGGACACTCAGGCCACGTTGCCGGCTCAGAAACGTCAAAGGCGCGCGCAATCTCTGAAGACGCATCAGGCGTTACTGCATCACGTCAAAAGCAAATACTAGAAGCGTTGCAAGGATGCAAAGTCGGCTACACGTGGAAAGAATTAGCAGGCAAACTTGGGCTTCATCACGGCCAAATCTCGGGCGCACTCTCAGCGCTCCATAAAGACGGATGGGTATTTGCTCTTAAACAAGAACGCAACGGCTCCCAGATCTACATGCATTACGGATATCGAGACGAACACGGCGCCGCAATGCGACTTGACTTCCCAGCAATCACGCGCTCCAGCGTCAAGAAAGCAGCCATCGACGATCTTGCCAAAGCCGTAGAAGTGTTTTTAGAGACGCGCACGTTCCAAACAGAGGATCAACTTCGCGCCGCGTTTAACGTATACAATTCGCTCACTCATACCGACTAAAGGACACCCGACATGGCATTCGATCTAAGCAACTACGAAACGGTAGAAGATCGCCTTATCCGATTCTGGGCAGATCACCCGAACGGCCGCATCGCCACATCGCTCATCGCACAAGATGGTGATCAAGTGATCTTCCGCGCCGAAGTGTTCTTTGAGTTTATTGACACATGGCCAAAGGCGACAGGGTACGCAGAAGAGATCCGTGGCTCATCGCCAGTCAATAAGACCGCGCACATTGAGAATTGTGAGACATCGAGCATCGGCCGCGCATTGGCTAATGCCGGCTACGCCACACATGGCAAACGGCCGTCACGTGAAGAGATGTCCAAAGTGTCCCGGACGGGGAGTCCCTCAAAGGATGAGACCCACGCCTCCTCGTCTGGGCAATTCGCTACACCGAAACAAATCGGCTTCCTAAAGGCTTTAGCGCGAGGCAAAGAACTTAACGACTTAGACCTACTGGAGTTTATTCATGGCACGCTAGGAGTCCAAGACGTCGTCTTAGAGACGCTCACAGGCGCACAAGCCTCAACCGTCATAGATCGCCTTAAATGATCAAGTTTGACGCTTCCGACCCTTATGCGGCACGTCTAAGGGATCAGCACTATCAGATCCAAGACCTACTTATTGGCATTGACGAACTCAAATTACAGATTACATGGCTCACTTTGCAGCGTGACGTACTACTTGAACAGGCTTGCACATGACCGAGTCAGACTTCCAAAAGGTTGTGATCAATCTTGCCAAAATGCACGGATGGCTAGTGCATCATCCCATGCCGGCCATGAACAAACGCGGTGTCTGGGCTACTCATGAATTAGGTGATCACGGCTTCCCTGACCTTGTGCTTGCTCATCCTTCGGGCCGTGTTATATTCGCAGAACTCAAAAGCGATAAAGGCAAGATCTCGCCGCTTCAATCACGATGGATTACAACGCTTCAACAAGGCGCCGTCGTGTGGGTATGGCGACCAGCCGACATTAACTGGATCTCCCAATATTTAAGTCTTAAAGGACGCACAACTTCATCAGTCTCATCGACCTAAGCCATTCGCACGGCAGTTGGTAATACACGGAAACGTGGGTAGATCGTCGCGTCCTGAAACATGCAACACGAAATGCGTTAGGCAAAGCGACGAAGCGAGCCGTCAACATAATCGGCTAGGTAGTGCAAGGGTACGGAGTGAGTGCATCCCGTGGGTGAGCATTACCGCATTAGGCTTTACCGTGCCGGCATCACATACCGTTAACAAACCCAACTCAACAGACTCGAGCCCGACATGATGAACTACTACTACTCGCGAGGACAAGGCGCTTGCGCCGCGTCAGCCCAAGCCGAAGGCGCGGGAGCATGACACGTCCACGCTCGGAGTACGACACGAAGGCATACAAAGACGCAAGGCATCAACTCTTACGCGACGAACCATTGTGTCATTGGTGCCAGAAAAATAAAGCAACGGAAGCCGATCACCTCGTTGAGCACGACGCAGGAGGCAGCATTGCCGATGGACTTGTGCCGGCTTGTAAGCCATGCAACTCATCACGCGGCGCAACATACAAAAACAAAAACGACGCGATGCGAATACAAAAACGAAATGCGACACAAAATGGTTTTTTATACAGAAGTGAAACGCCCCCGAGCCCCATCCAACTCTTTACCAAGAACGGCCAGAACCAGCCCGAACCAGCGGCGATCGCGCATGACCGGCCAAGACTAGAAACGATTAGCCCAGACGGAGTCGGATCGTGGGCGGCAATTGTGGGGGACATAGCCCAGGAGTATCTCGGCTTAACGATGCTCCCTTGGCAAATGCACGTATTGGATCAGATGCTTACCTTTAACGCGGATCAGGATCTTGTACATAGGTCGAGCCTTGTGTCCGTGGCCAGACAGAACGGAAAGACGACAGTCATTCAAGCGCTTATTCTGTTCTGGTTAATCGAGATGCCGAAGATCCGTGGCCAACGACAAACGGTCGTTTCACTTTCGCACCGTCTCGATCTTGCATGCATGCTCTTTGAAGAGATCGCACCGATCCTAGAAAAACGATGCGGCGCCAAAGTAATCATGAGTTACGGCCGCTACCAAGCCACAATGCCAGACGGTTCTAAATGGTATGTCAAAGCAGCACGGCCTTCCGTCGGCCACGGCATGACAATCGACTTGGCAATCATTGACGAATTGTTTGATGTCTCCGACGAAGTAGAAGCAGGACTCTTGCCGGCTCAACGCGCTAGGCGCTCACCCTTAACGGCAATGTTTTCTACGGCCGGCACGGAGGCTTCCAAGTTGTTTATCCGTCACCGCGAAAATGCGCTTCGGCTTATTGACCTAAAAAAGCCTTCGTCGTTTTACTTTGCCGAATGGTCGCCCGAGCCATCGTTGGATCCGCTGCATGAAGCGTCGTGGTATTGGGGCAACCCAGCAATCGGACACTTTCTTACGATCGAGACTTTGCGCCAAGAATCCGAAGGGCCAGACCGAGCACTCTTTCTCCGCGGCTCGCTAAACATGTGGGTTGCGTCCGCGAACTCTTGGATCCCACACGGCCTCTGGCCAGACTTGCTCTACCAAGGAGAAGTCCCTGCCGGCGGAGTCGTCGCCGTAGAAGCCTCAATGGATGACACTCGATATTTCGCCACCCGATCCGTCTCCCTGCCCGATGGCCGCGTTGTGAACTCCGTGGCCTTCACCGCCGAAACACAAAAAGAACTACTAGAGCACCTAGCCGAAATTGCCAAAGATCCCGCCGTTAAGTTTGCGTTCTCACCGACAATCGACGTGCTAGTTCAATCCGCCACGTTTGACCGCCGCCGAATAGTCGTCGGATACGGAGAGATTCTTAAATACACGCCAGTCGTGAAAAACATGATCCACGAAATGCGGCTAGTCCACACGGGAGAAGCCATGCTTTCCGAGCACGTACAGCGCGCCGTCCTCGTACGAACCCAAGGCTCTATCGCCGTCTCTTCCCAGAAGTCACCCGGCCCGATCGAGTTGTGCCGCACCCTAATCTGGTCGGCAACGTTGGCTTCACAAAATCGCGTCACCCAAAAGCCTTCACTAGTCATCGTCCCGAACTAGCATCCTCTCGGCAGCCGTTCGTGAGCCCTACCTTTCGTCGGGATCGGAAACGCCTCCGAGCGGTTGCCACCATAAACGCGCTAGATGTGTCATGCTCTAGGGATGGGATTATTTGATCGCAAAGTAAGCAAGGCCGCAATCTCGCCGCCGCCTGCCAAAGCCGCAGCCGCAGGCGCAGGACTTAACTACGCATCAAACAATGCCGGCGTCTCGATGATCGGCCAGTACTACACGTATCAAGAAGGCGAAGCGCGTAACCGTGCCGTACAAGTTGCCGCAATAAATAGGAGTCGCGATCTTATGGCATCGGTCATCGGATGCATGCCCCTTCGTTCTTACGTCGAGCAATGGAACGGCGAATACATGGAGAAGATCTACACCGCTCCTCGATCATGGTTGCGTCGGCCAGATCCCGAAGTGCCATACAACTTTCTTATGAGTTGGACGTTTGACGACTTGTTCTTTTTTGGTCGCGCATTCTGGTACATCACTTCACGCACAGCCGACGGATACCCAGCATCGTTTACACGTCTTCCAGCCGGCAGCGTAACTACACAAGACATGGCAGGCCCCGTGTGGTTTGCACCGTCAAAGGCCGTTTACTTTCAGGGCGGCGAGATAGATCCTTACAACCTTGTACAGATTCTTAGTCCAACGCAAGGACTAATCTATTCAGGAACGCAAGTCGTAGAGACAGCATTAAAGATCAACGACGCACGCACACGAAACGCATCTTCAAGCATTCCAGCCGGCGTACTTAAACAAACTGGCGGCGAACCGCTAAGCGCACAAGAACTTGCCGATCTTGCCGCGTCGTTTAACGCTGCACGCGCAACGAATCAAACGGCCGCACTTAATGAGTTTTTATCGTACGAACCGACAACAATGAGTCCAGACAAAATGCTTCTCATTGAATCAGCAAACTACAGCGCCCTTGAAGCCGCTCGCCTTTGCAATGTCCCACCGTATCTCGTAGGCGTCTCAACCGGATCGTATTCCTACCAGTCATCCCAGCAAGCACGCGCCGACTTGTACATCTTCGGACTCAAAATGTACGCAGAAGCAATCGCGGCCGCGCTATCCATGGACTCAGTTCTGCCACGCGGAACCTACGTCGAGTTTGACGCAGAGTCCTATTTGGAGGAAAACTACATGGCCGACAAAGCAGACGAACCAACCATCCAAGAAAACACTCAAGAAGGATTAGCAAACCGATGATCAAACTAATTGCAGGAGACTTTACGCTTGACGCTGCCGCAGGCGACGCACCACGACGGACGATCTCAGGAATTGCGGCGCCGTATAACGTTGACGCCACGGTTTCGGATGGAACTACCGTTCGGATATTGCCGGGCGCGCTTCCAACCGAAGGCAAAGCACCACGACTCTTCATGTATCACGACGCCAGCCAGCCAGTAGGAGTTGTTACCGAGCGCGTAGACACTCCAGAAGGCATGCTTTTCACCGCCAAGATCAGCGCCACTTCTCTCGGAAATGATGCGCTCGTAATGGCCGCAGACGGCACTATCGACCAAGTCTCAGTTGGGATCAACCCAGTTAAGTTCTCGTACGACGAAGACGGAACCATGGTGATCGAGTCTGCTATCTGGCAGGAATTGTCGCTTGTCCCCATCGGCGCATTTGGAGACTTTGCACAGATCACCAAAGTCGCGGCCAGTATCCACCAGCCCGAAGAAGAAATAAGTAATAATGAAGAACAAGAACCTCAACAGGAGAACCCAATGTCCGAATCAGTAGCAGCACCAGTCATCGAAGCCACCATTCCAACCGCTTCTCTTCCAGCAGTACCGAAGCGCAAGTTTGATCTTCCAACCCCCGGCGAATACATGGCAGCAATGCACATCGGCGGAGAAACATTCCGCAACGTTGCAGCAGCAGCAACCGAGTTTATGCGCTCAAAGCAGACCGCACTTGAAGCAGCCGCAGGCGACGTACTTACCACCGACACTCCTGGACTCTTGCCAGTACCAGTCCTCGGGCCAGTCTTTCAAGACCTTAACTTTATCCGTCCAGTTGTTAACGCAATCGGCGCACGCGCAATGCCAAACGGCGGAGCATCAAAGACTTTTATTCGTCCAACGATCACTACGCACACAAGCGTCGCTGCACAATCAAGCGAACTTGCTGCCGCATCCGCAACCACAATGGTTATTGCATCAAACACAATTACCAAAACAACCTTGGCGGGACAAGTCACGCTCTCAATTCAGGACGTCGACTTCACGGATCCAGCAAGCCTCCAGATAATTCTCAATGACTTACTTGGCGAATATCTCATTGCCAGCGATAACGTCGCAGCAGACGCAATTACCGCAGGCGCATCGGCATCTGGCTCGACATGGACATTTGCCACCGCCGATCCATCAACGTTAATCGCAGCATTGTATGACGCAGCAACCGACATATTGACCGCAACAAACTTCTTGCCAGACCATGTTTTCGTCAGCCCGAACGTATGGAAACTTCTCGGCAACCAGTTAGACGCAGACAAGCGACCAGTATTCCCATACACCGGCGCAGCAGGACTTATGGGCGTAAACGGAATGGGCGTTGCAAACATTACGGAAAGAAGCACATTCAACCCGTTTGGTTTGACTCTTATTGCAGACAACAACTTTGCAGCAAACACAATGGTCGTTGCACGCGCAAGCGCTATTGAGTTCTACGAACAAGTACGCGGCCTAATGAGCGTTGAGTTGCCTTCTACTTTGGGACGCAATTTCTCTTACGCAGGGTACGTATCGACGTTCATTGCAGACGCAGACCAAGTCAAGTCCATCATCGTCAGCCCATAATCGGAAGGTAGGCCCTAGTAATGGCCACCTATACGGTCACCAACAAGTACCTCATAGACGACTACGCCGTCCTTCAACTTCTCACCCCGACGGAGTTGGAGGTCGGCCAGTCAATCACGGTCGCAGGCGTAGACGCTACGTTTAACGGCACCTACACCGTCCGCGCGCTTCCCCAGTATCTGTTTGAAGGCGTAGACACCGAAGGCGATCTTCTCTACGACGCCAACATCCCAATCGCTAACCAAGTCCTCTACGCAAAAACGGCTGCCGATGTCGAGCGAACCGCAGCGTCTGGAACTTTGACATCAACCCCGACTTGCACATGGATTAGCGCAGGAGACGTTGAGGACTGGCTCGGCATAGGAACGGCCACAAGCGCCGACGCAGCGTTCTTAACAATATGC